TCGTAATCATACCAATACAAATCTCAGCAGACAATGTATCTATTTCCTGTGTAGTTATACCCTCGTGCATAGACGAAAATACCTGCTGTGCAATCATGGATGCATCAACACCTGTAGAGAGATCGTATGGATCGCTCATGAGTTTTGTGATCCTGTTGGTGACCTTATCAAATTTTACGTCTTCAACATGACCGGAACGCTTGATAACTTTCATTTCTATCAATATAACTGTTCTATCTTTTAATTAACATTTGAAGTCTTCACTTCTAACAGGGACTGGTCCGACAGTCTCAGCGTATCTATTGGGCTGAAGAAAACTCGTATTCACATTGAACGGACCTTCAACACCTGGTTTGGAAATAGGTGGGTAAGACGCGATGAAGCAGTCGGGGGCTGTACATATGGGAGCCTTATCTCCACACGATTGGGTGGCATAGGCTTCGTCGAAGTCAGCAGCAGCTATCATTTATAATTTACGTATACTTTTTTTCCTGGATTATATTAAATGTGTGACAACAACTTATATTTGAATTCACTCAAACAGACCCAGACTCCCCTGAATACATTGTTCTTTTCACAGTTCAATCTCAATCTTCTCCAGAAAGCTATTCGTCAATCATTTAAGAATGATACGGGTGTGTCTATAGATTATCAAAATGAATCCGATTTATATACTATCATGCGCTCTGTGTTTATAAACAACGCAGGCAACCATGAAACGGGTGTAAATGAACAGGTTAAGTTCATGAACACTGTAGTGATAAGGACGGCACTCGCGCAAGTAAAATCCGGCGTTTCTCAATACATGGGATATATACGGGATATTAACACGATGGCGGTGCCCCCCATTGCGCCCGCTAATACGAGTACATTCGGTCTTAAGATGAATGTAAATGATAAGATTGGGATATAAAGGTTTGTTGCCTGTATAGAATAAGATGGCGTCACTCAACTATTATAAGACTGAAACCGAAAAAATATGTAAATCGAAGGGTTGGGATAGGGTGGAAATCAACACAGTGTGGCTTTTATTAACAGAGGAATTCGGGGAACTCGCGTCTGCTATACGTCAGTATAAGAAGACATTCAAAAAGTCCAATATAAAAAAGGAAAGGGGTGTTGATATTATGATGGAAATGGGTGACGTGTTTAGTTATCTATTTCAATTAGCACACATGCTAAACATTGACCTCGATAAGATGTGGACGGAGCATGGTAAAAAAATGACACATAAAAAATATATCTCGTGATAGTATAATATGAGTAAGTTTATGCTCAGTGATGAAAATTCCATGAATAAAGTTAATCCCTTTGTTCAGCACGGAATTTCGTTACCGGGTGCGGTAGGTCAGCATCATCAATATAATGAATTCAAACCCCCAGTAGAAACCGATACATTGATAAGACCAGATGATAAGCATATATGCGATTATGGAATTACGTCTGGTGATAAGGTTATTGATGCGTGTCGTCCGTCTATTGTCAAATGCCAATTATCTAGACCCCTCCTTCCAGGGAGAAATATAGATATGGGTGTAGATGAAACAAAACCAGAATCGAGAGTAGTTACTACTGCTATTGCTGTAGTTAGAAATGTGGCTAAAAAGGTGAAGAAAATGAAAACACTTGATATAATTACGATATTATTGGTGGTTGCTATAATTCTTCTTCTATCATCCGTAAAACGGTGAATAATTTATCGACGCGGTGGATATTTCTACACGCGTGTATAACATCGGGAAACGTATAAGTACAAAAATCTTTCACAGCCTGTTTTTGCCAATTGCATCGAGTGTTTATGACGAACGGTATAAATGTAGGATCTATGATCTTGACTGAGTTCATGATTCGTATGATTGCGCGCATGTTGTTGTTTTCACATAGTACATTATCTAATTCGATCGATGCCATACGTCTTCTGGTGTCGATGGTTTTCTGTACCATGGTTTCAAGAAACTCTTCATATCTAATAGATTCACCCGTTGCGTCAATCTCCTGCCATTCACCCACAGCTTCAGCTTCAAAATAATCTGGGTAATTCACATACCCGCGACCTTCAACGTATCGTGTATACTTTATCTCTATAGACGATTTGTTATCCTCATTTATAAACACCCGTGCCTCTTTAACGTAAGAAGGCATACTTGCAGTCTGGTTTAAAGGCTAACTGTTTCTCTAAATTGTTTAAATATACCTTTTTCTTAACATCATGTCCTTCACATTCATGTTTGGATAATTGTATACATTTTGAACAGTACGCACCTTCGCAATATTTGCAATCTATGGGTATGCCACATTTCTTTTTACACTTCTGACACGGCATTATAATTATTCGATATTAAAATTATAACTTAAGTCGGTCGTGATAGAATGAAATATAAGTCAAAATGTTTTCATCGATTGCGAATAACACGTTTTCATATCTATTAACACAGGATGAATTTAGAAGTAAATACCCAGAGGATATACGACCGTCTCGTATAAAGTTAACAACGATCACGATGGTGTCATCCTTTTCGAAACCTATTAATGTTAATGAAATTAGGAGTGTGTTTGAAGAACTCAAAGATATAAATCTCCATCTGACGTCTACATCTAATCAGCCCATCACGTGGTATATAAAACCGACGACATTTTACAACCAAATCACATTAACCTATGACGATGGTCATAGTACCAAATCGATTAAAATTTTTCCAAACGGAAGTATTCAGGTTGCTGGATGTGAGGATATATTCAACTGCTCATATATTATAAAAGGTCTCGTATATATTCTTCAATCGTTCGATAAAGATATTGTACCACCGGCGAATACATTCAGGGTCGTGATGATAAATTCAAATTTCAGTTTAAACTATAACATCAATTTACTCAAAACAACTCAGCATTTCGAGAATTATTCAGATGTCTTTAAGGTGTCATTTGAACCCGATCGTTATTCGGCCGTTAAAATTAAATTTAAACCAGCAGAGGATATGAAAGAAATCACTACAAGTATTTTCGGTACAGGTAAAATTATTATCACTGGTGCCGAGACTCTAAAGGAGATTGTGTTCGCGTACAATATAATCAATGAACACATAAACGAGTGTCCTAGTATCAGGGTGTCTAAGGTTCAGGTACCGGATAATTTTGATCGATTTTTTGGGTATGATGTAGAGAAAGCACTCAGTAAAATTAAGGCACTTGAATTCAAAAGTTGGATAAACACGATAACAAATAGGCAAATTAATTTCTAATGTAATATAAATGTCTCAGCGACTCGGTATGGCCGATGGCAGATGTCACACAATCAATAACTCTTCCATGCTTTATGATAATTACTTAAAAGCACAACATGGTATCGCTCCCGAAAACAATTACGCTTTCCGTCAATTGCTTCAACAGAAGGGACCCGAACTCCATCAACCACCCCAACCCAAGGACGGACCGTGTGGAATGTGCGATTCCACAATGGATTTATCGGAAATTAACTGAGTAAAAACGATGAAAATATTCTCAAGGTGATCTGTATGGGCGATTCTCTAGATTGTACAACCTGTGCAATATGCCTCAATCCAGTCAGAGAAACAAGGCAAAATATACCTATAAGATGCGGGCACCTTTTTCACTCTCACTGCATAGAGGATTGGAAGGCCAGGGGTAAACAGACATGTCCAGTATGCAGGAAGATTTTTGATGGCGCTAATTTTAAAGTAAGCTTGAAAATCGAGAATATGATAAATCACACATCTTTTACAACGCCAGTAAATGAAGAATGTTATATATTCGACATACTCGATGTATTTTTTGATATTGACAACACAGATGAACTCGCTAGTTTACTTAGCGATTTTGGTGTGAGTGTGTCCAACCTTGATCCCGTTGTTCTTGACACAGAAGGATGAACAGTATTTATTATAATTTAGTCCAGGGTACTTCCTAGACGTTGTTCTAGGATCCGTTATTAACTTACCAGTCGCACCCACTACGAGTGGTCCCGTAGCCCATCCACGTTTATGACTGAAGAAATCTGCTTTGAATGTAATCACTATACCTGGTTTTAATATCGTAGCTGCACGTTTTACTCGAGATGTAGGTACTTTGAAAAACGCACTAATACTTTCATGCGTGTCACCCTTTTTTACTTTATATTCAGTTTTACTGTGTTGTTTATAAAAATGAAAATCTCCTTGACATAAATAGTTACCTTTCTTACATGTAGATACAACTAACATGATCTTATAATACGATGGTTTGCATTTAGTACCCGCCTTGACCATATACACCTTCTTGGGGTTATCCGCGACAACGAGTTTCGGTATTTTTCCACAGTTGACATATTTTCCAGAGTTCGACAGGTTAGCGCGCTCCCCTGGTTGGCTCTTCCACCCCCGATACATCTGGTAATCGTTCACCGCATATGCGTAACAATTATTGTTACCCACGCCAGTCTTCCCAGCCCACCTTTTCATGGTAAATGTATGCTCCGATCCACTCACAGGAGGGCGTCTACTCATTATATTATGTCAGAAAATAATCTTCGTACATAATAAATGATATCAAATATCGTCCAAGCCAAAAAAACAAAGGATGTTATCACAGAACTTCTTACATTTATTCTCGTGATACTTGTTACTACATTTGTTCTGCGTTACACGTGGAACAATTCGCTCAGTAAGCATATCACCGTGCTCAAACCACTGAATTCGTTCTTGGACGCTCTATTATTGTCTATTTCTATACAAGTCGTCAGAGGTATTTAAACCTCCTTGTACCCAACAACTCTTTCACCAGAAGGAGACATCATCGTAGGAAATCCTTCGACACCGGCACACTCTTGGCTATCGCAATCCACGAAAGTGAAAGGTTTGCCATTTTCCTTCATGTAATCCAACTGTTTACGAGTCCACCCACACCCCATGGTCCCGTATATAGTCCACCCACCGGGTGTTTCCGTTTTAGCCGCCGCAGCCTCGCTGGGTTTGGTGGGCTGAACGGATTTATTCATATTGTATAAAATTCCGGTATTAATCAAAACTAGGGCGACGATCGCAAACATTTATTATAGATATATATTTTATTTCTACACCAAATACAAGGATGACTACGATCGGTTCTAATATCAGGGCGAGACTCGAAAAGACATCGTGCGCGTCAGACTTAAACTCAGTGGAAAAGGTGGGTTCGGGTCAATACGGTGTTGTATACAAGGCTAAACTAAACGTGAGCAATCAGAGACGGTTTGCGATTAAGGAATCTGCTAACAATTTAAAAGCCGAATACAACTTAACAAAAAAATTTATAAGTATCGTCGGTAAAAACAAGGCTGCTGAAGTCTACGCGTACGAAATGTGTGACCGTACCAAGGATGGACGTCTCACGCGTATGTATTCAGAATACCTCGAGGGTAAAACACTCCTAAAGTTTTTACCCACACTAAAAAAGAATCCTGAAGCAATCAAGTCAATCGTAATACAAGTTTTGACCATTTTACGAACAATTAGTAAGACGCGTCCGGATTTCAGACATAATGATCTCCATCTCGATAATATTTACATAACCAATAATGGTACGAAAGTTAAAATTATTGACTTTGGTTTAGCTACAAACAAAGAAATCGTAAACCCAGAAATAAATAAAGCGAAAAACGGTGGTGAATCGTTACGAATGTATGGTATATTTAGGGGTAACCATATCATGTACGATACACATTTCTTCCTGAATTCATTACATTATTCTAGTACATATCTGGATGCTGAAACTATAAAATTTATAGAAGCAGTTTTACCCAAGATCTATTTAGGAAGTGTGTCAAGTGTGATAAGAGAAAACCGATTGCGACCAATACCACATACCAATTTGCCATCTTTTACTACTATATTCAAGCACCCGTATATATCCCAAGAAAAACCCGCAAATCGAGTCGGGAATTTTATAAACAGTATAAAAAAACCATCATCTAAAGTCAAGCGTATATCCAGACCTAAACCGGTAGCAATCCCAACGGCGACATCTATGAGCATGTCAGCGAAAATGCGTGCGGCTACTGCAGCATTTGCGAAGACTAAAGAAACCAAACAGAAACGACCTGGTGCTTCATCTAAAAAAATACCCGCATCACCGGAGAGCATGTCAGCTATAATGTCTAAGACTAAAGAAGCACCAAAGAAACGACCGGGCACTCCATCTAAAAAAATAACCCCACAACCCACATTAACCAAAACGAATGCGAAACCGATGTCAAAGACTAAGGTATCGAGTGCGTTTATAAACAATTTCATGAAAGATATGGCTCGCCCTAAATCAAATTTACGCAAATACAATATTTAAAGACGAAACTCGATCTTAATTAATGGAATGTTGTGACATTTGTTGTGAAAAAACAAACAATTCAAATCACAAAAAGGTTACATGCCCCTTTTGTGATTTAAAATCATGTAGAACGTGTAATCAAAAATACTTATTATCTATTATAGAAGACCCACATTGTATGGGTTGTAAACATGAACACACACGCGAGTTTGTTGATACGTACTGTTCAGAAAAATTTCGAAATAGAGATTTAAGACTTCACCGAGAAAGCGTCCTTTTCGAACGGGAAATGGCGTGTTTACCAGAAACACAACCATACGTTATACACGAATTGAAAATACGATCTTTGCGAGAGTCGTATGTGTATCTCGTTTATATACTTTCGCGTATAAACCTTTCACTAGATATTCCCCACGTGTATAAACAACCATTACGCGAAACTGTGAGAGACGCTATTCTTAAGATATATCATGATCTTCACTTACTTAATGATACCGATCCAGGAGTCGCAAATGTACCTTCTACCATACACAAGTGCCCGGGTGAAGAGTGTAGAGGGTTTCTAAACGATGATTGGTTTTGCGATGTATGCAAATGTACATTTTGCGAAAAGTGTCACACTACTGTCGGATTTAATCATAAATGTGATAGTGATACAGTTAAAACCGTGAAATTGTTAAAAAGGGAAACGAAACCGTGTCCGAAATGTAACGTTTCGATTTATAAAATTGAAGGGTGTTCACAGATGTGGTGTACACAGTGTCACGTCGCATTTCATTGGGGGTCTGGTAAAATAGAGACCGGTCGAATACACAACCCACACTATTTCGAATTCAAAATGCGTGGTAGAGAGCATGGAGATATACCGTGTGGGGGTAGGCCCTCATATCGTGAATTAAAAAAGATTGGCGCACCGCGTTGTATTTTAGAAATCGTACGGGAAGTTGATATTGTCGAACATGACATATTATATAGATATGGATTTATATACGAAGATAATAGATATTTGCGAATGCAATATATACTCAAGGAACTATCGGATCAGGGAATGCGACGAGAGTTACAGAGACGTGATAAATATAACACAAAAATAACTGATATAAGTGACATTTTTACGATGTATCGGGATACAGTTGGGGATCTGTTGCGTCAGTATATCATAGATATACACAGAGAGCATGAGATACTAATAGAACTGAATGAGTTAACTATTTATACGAACGGTGTTCTCGATAAAATACGACGACGGTATACGTGTCGTCGTCCCTATAATTTAATATTTAATGTTAATATATGATTGTGTATACAGTTCTAATAGTAATATTAATATGTATACTTCTCCGACCTATGTATCAGGAGCCACGTGTTCTACGTAATGTGTTCACTGATAAGGTATGTGACACGATTATAGAGTTAGCAAAACCAGGGATGAAACCATCAACGGTTTCTAGGGATGGATCGCTTGATTTGAAGGTGCGGAAGAGTGAAACCACTTGGTTAAAACCTTCAGATTCAGAACTTGTAAAACGTGTAATGGATAAATGTGTGTCCACGACAGATCGCCCATTTGCGAATGCTGAATATTTACAGGTTCTGAAATACACGCCGGGTGGTTTTTATAATCCACACCAGGATGCGTTCAACCTTAACGTAGAGAAGAACCCGCGATTGTACACGTGTATCATAGCACTCAATGACGACTATGAAGGAGGCGAAACAACATTTCCAAATATAGGAAAGGATTACAAATTGAATAAGGGTGATGTATTATTATTCAATACACTTAATGACTGGGGGCGTCCTACGGATAAAGCGTTACACGGAGGTAAATCAGTTATATCGGGTGATAAATGGATATGTAACCTATGGATACACAGATATCCATATAATAGCGAAACTAAGGATTAGTAAGTCTAATAAGATCTTTCCTATTTTTCATTTTCATAAATATAACTTCGTCAGCATTTCCACTCTTTATAACCATTACCGGGTCTTGGCATTTAGTTCCTTCCGTCTTATGTATCTCACATGCCAACTCTGTCCGTTGTGTGATATTCATATTTTGACTATACCCAATAAATGTTTTATCGATATTTCCCGTTTTATCGCGTGCATCGACGGTAACTTTTACACAGTAAGGTCCAAATTCACGACTTTCGACCCTGTCAATAGTCGGCGGAAATTCACACGCAGATGAATTCAAACGACGTTGACGAAATCGTTTCTTAAATAAATCAATTGGTGTGAGTAATACATTCGCTATGGAAAACATTATTATATATACAATGTATTTGTTTAAGTGAATTAATTTATAGGACACCTAACGTACCGGAAAAGAATGGATTTGTGCGTTTATATCTGCGTAGTATATGATGTGTGTCATATAATACAAAGAAGATGCCCCCGACAGGATTCGAACCCGCGACCGCTAGCTTACAAGGCTAGCGCTCTACCAACTGAGCTACAGGGGCGGGTATCCTTCCTACCTGATTCGAACAGGTGACAAATGGAACTACAGTCCATTGCTCTACCAACTGAGCTAAGGAAGGGTAAGCTCCCACCAAGACTTGAACTTGGGGCGGTGGATTCAAAGTCCACAGTGTTGACCAACTACACTATAGGAGCACGCCTATATTTAATATGTTGTATTTCTTTAAGTCTATGCAGTATCGACAAGTGTTCTATTAGTCATACTTTCACAAGCATCTTTCACACCTTTGATATATTCATCAATGTTATTGGTTTCTGGGTAAGTTGTTGCGATCCGATTGATTTCCGCATCTGTACATGTACCTTGTATCAAATCAACGAATACCTGCGCACTCTTTGAAACCGTCGAAGTCATAGTAGACCCCACCATTATATCGTCGGTAGAATCAGTTTCATCTACATCTTCGGTAGTTTGTGCTTCATCCCACCTTTTGCGGGATGACGCAGCCGATGAACACGCAGTTTGGAAGCCATTGGTATAAGCGACTTCTGGAGAATCACCCCCATAACTTACACTATTTGCCAGTGTCAAATAATCAAAGTCCGCTCCAAACTTTTCATCGCATTCAGCATTATCATATTCGGGTAAGTCTGTAGCCGGCATACTACCCTGTGCACTATCGTTAGCATCGTCAGCATCGTCTGATGAATTTTCTTGTTTTTCGAGCCATCTGTTAATTTTATCTAATTGAATACCAACATACAACTTGACTTTCACGTGAAACTCACTCGTCGGTTCCGTGAAATACAAACCGAAGGCGACCACTAAAGCAAGTATGGCTATTATGATAATGAATTTTATTAATGCTATTATCATTTATATACTGTAAATATTTAAATTTCAATTTCACCCCGATCAACCAACTTCTTACGATTAATCATGTGAAGACCTTCGACTTCAGATTTGTTTTGAGCTCCATATGGCACGGCATATCCTTCGTCAACCAACCACTTGTTCACATTAGTCCAGACCCCATCCTCAGAAACCCAAACTTCCCCTAGAACGCGACCAAACTTACCTCGCGAATCCGCCTCGGGGCATCTGAGTTCGATATCGATATCATCCTTTTCAGATGCGACAGCTTTCAGACACCATTCCTTGAGTTTCTTCTTCGCGAGTAGACCAAATTGCTTCTCAACCTTATCGGACGTACGGGACTCGGGGGTATCGATACCTAGAAGGCGAACGCGTTGTTTGGTACACACGTCAAACCCGAGATCGATATTAACGTCAATCGTATCACCGTCAACCACTTTAGCTATAGAAGATACGCGGTAAACGAAAGTACATGGTTCAACACTATAAGACATTGTATTTTATATTAAATCACATTCTTTAACTATTAACTTTTTTTCCACCATCATACGGATTCACGATACCCGATTCTAACATTATATCATTTACAGACTTTTTCGCCCATTTACTTTTATACACTGTCACGAGTGTACGTCCGTATTTATCATTCTTATCACATACAACCCATATCAGTCCATTTACTTTGTTATTGCAAATGAAAGGATTCCACCGCTTATAATATACACGGTCATCAAAGTCACATTCATGTCTAAGCATATCCCTCGCTAATTTGGCGTTGTAGATATGGTCACTTCGGTTATACACATTTAAACGCGGCACTACTTCGGGTGCGTCATACCCGAGTGTGCGAAATTTAAACTTTATAACCCGTCCGTGAAGTTTGATTACCGCATTAAACGTATCTCCATCATATACACTCGTAATTTTAGCATATCCTTCATACCCCTTCAAACTGAATACAGGTATCGAATCGTCGGCACCCGACAATGCCCGCTTTGCGAAACATGCCGACATTTATTTAAATATGGATAGTATCTTTAAACTTCTGGATTTACTCTATATTCCTGAGCCGCTACAAGTTCTTGCGAAGCCCGCCAATTGGCAGTAGCGCTTGATACGATACATTTTACCATTTCAAGTTTCTGATCGGGAGTGTAATTCATGTCGCTATATTCCTGATTAACGAACTCTGTCGCCCACATGAAGAATTCGCGAGCGGAATCGAACGCCTGTTGATGAAGTTGAGTGAAGGATGCGGTAACGTTGAAACTCATTTTAATATAATTTTCATATCAGCTGTATCGACTTAAGTTAAAAAATAGTTTTTACAAAGATAAGTTAGCTAAGGCACGTGCAAGTGTTTTGGGTCTTGTTTTGGGTCGTTTTTTTAGTTTTTTAACTGTCGATCCCATTGTCATCGTAAGTGTTGGTGGTGTGGTTGTATTTTTTTTAGTTGTACGTTTAGCCGCGATGTTTGCTACCAGTGTTGGGTTGTTTAGAAAAGCTGAACGACCAACCATATTTAAATTTACACCGCTAAACGTTTGTATATTCGCAGTTCCATTTAACAGTGCCGGAATCGCTTCTGCGAAGTCTAAGTGGAATGTCGTACAAACACCCCGAGTGTTATTCGCTTGTAAATCGGGACCAGTATAATATCTCGCGATCGTGTTATCGAACACGCCCCCAAACATCTTTTTCATATTTGGTAATATCCGGTTTCGGAATATACTCCCATATCCATTCCTATTCATGGCACGACTTCCATGAGGGTCAAATACCCATATACGTGGTTGTGGTCTACCCGTGTCCATTAACACGTTCACTGCATGTCCCGAATTTGGGTTATCACGCTTAGTGATGCTAATTAGAAAATAATGAATACTTCCCGCTGAAGCGTTGAGTCTGGAAATATTTGATCCGTTATTCTTAAATTCAAGGGTAGGTCTCTTACTTAATATCTGCGCCGACGTATTCGAGACAACTCCCTGATTTGTGCTATCACTGTATTCTAAAAACTTTACATTAATTCTCTTTCCTTCATGACGCACGTTCGACAAGCGTTTTCCTAATTCGTCAAGGTACCTAATATATCCCGGTCTCGTACATGCCATGCCGACACCCTGTGGTAGCTCAGGTAATATTGGTTGAACTTTTGAAGTTTTGACAATCTTTGAAGGACTGGGACTGAAGTTTATATTCGTCTGCTTATTCATTTGTTTACGCTTAGTGCTCATCTGATATATATGTAGAAAATTATCGCGTCTTTGTGATTTTTATTTGTGTATTACGCCCCGTGACACTCTTAGGGTCTATCCTGTTACCGTTCTGCTTCGGATTAAATGACTTTTTATGTTCAGCCCAATACTCCGGCGCACCAACCTTGAAATTTTTATGCATTTTTGCCTTGTACCAAAACACACAATCTTCAATTTTGTTCGACTTGGATGTATTATCTAAAACAATACATTCATAATTCTCCGTACACGCATCCATAACCTTGTTAAACATATCAAAAGTTGGAAAGATACCGAAAAATGATTTATATAGCTTTTCACGGTTCTGAATAATGTTTTCTCGGAGAATAAATACATAATCGACGTTTGCTCGAAGGGCTGGTGGTAAATCCATACAATACTGCATTGTTAACATGAAGAATATCTTCCAGTGGCGTCCGTTCATGAAACACTGTCGGATACACGTATCACGCATGAATTTGTTATCATACATACAATCATCTAAAAGTAAAAACGCGCCACAATTCTTTTTACCCGCACCCACCAATCTCCGCTGACGATCCATAACACGTTCAATCGCTTCCCTATCATAATCACCGTAGATGAACAAATCGGGGATATACTGCTGATAATAATGATTACCTTCCTCAGTAGCCGATAAAACTATCCCTGCTGGTAAATGTCTTTTGTGCCATAGAATATCCGTGACCAGTGTAGATTTACCTGTATTACGTTTACCTATGAATACAAGGACTTTGTCATCTGCAATTCCCGCGGGGTTGAATTTCCGTAGACGTAAATCCATCTATAATACCGCCCCGTTTTAATTCATAAAATTTTACTCACATGTAATAAGAATGGCAGGTCGCGCACAACTTGCTGTCACTGGTATCCAGGATCAATGGCTTACTGGAGAACCGCAATTCTCATATTTTGTCACCGTGTATAAACGGCATACACGCTTTTCAACCGAGGCGGTTGAGATACCGTTCACAGGTGAGTCTTCATTCGGGCGCTCTGTCGAATGTCATATACCAACGAACATCGGCGATCTTGTACGAGGTGTAACACTCAAGGTAAAACTCGGAAATCTATCTCCACATGTTTTAGATAGTGTTCCATATGAGAGGTATTATTACAATATACCACTTGGTAAAAGTATAATAAAGTACGCAGATTTGGTAATCGGTGGCCAAGTTATCGAGAGACTTACAGGGGATTATATCTATATGTATGACCAATTACACGGTAACAGGGATGATGTTAAACAAACGTTATATTACTTAAATGGTCATAATGAAACTTTAACCGTTACAGATGGTTATAATACATTCTATGTTAATCTCCCTTTCTACTTCCATAGGAACCCTAGTTTAGCGGTTCCCGTGTGTACACTCACGAAACAAACTGTAGAAGTTCGTATAACGTTCAGGGATTTAGATGATGATGTATCGTTTAAATATACGATACCATCAAATGGGCAGGTGACGAGAGAAAAAACCACTGAAGGTTCTATCAAGAGTGCCTCGCTCATAACTGATTTCTATTTCATCACAGAAGACGAGAAGAACTTTTTACGCACACGTCCGATGGAATACGTAATTACCCAATTACAGAAATCGACCGTGCAGTTTAAACCGGGAGAACTCAAAAAATCTGTGCTATTGAAATTCACAAACCCAGTGAAGGAACTCATGTTTCTCGCGAAGGAAGAAATTGGAAGTAATTTTAGTACAGAAGATCGTCTTCTCAACGCATCGTCAACAGACCAATCGTTTTCGAGTGTTTTGAAGGGGTGGATGATAGGTTCGGCTACCAACACAAAACGATCGGATCACCGGACAATTAAGAATATCGATTTCCAGTGTAACGGCGCAACTGTGTTCGATCATAGTGGCAAGTATCTCGCATATCAACAGGCGCTTCGGTATCATACCGGGTGTCCAGATCCCGCGTATGAATTCTATACATATTCATTCGCACTTAAACCAGAGGTCTATTACCCCACCGGACAACTCAACATGAGTCGTATTATCCATAAAAAATTGGACATAGAACTCGATACTATCCCAACCGCAACGTCAGGAGCGACGGTGGCTGATAAATCACGTAACATAAATGTCAGTGTGTACGCAGTTAACTATAACGTCTTACGCGTGGAGAGCGGATTAGCGGGTTTAAAATTTTAACATCTAATAATAGAAATGGCAGGTCGGGTCCAGCTTGCCATAACGGGTACCCAGGATGTATTTTTTACAGAAAATCCTGAGTATACACACTTTATAAAACAATTTAAAAAACATACAAATTTTGCCGTGTATGATGTAAAACACGATGTAAGGGGTGAAATCGCATACGGTAATACTGTAAAGTGTACTATACCAGTGGGTGCGGGTGATTTATTGAAAGGTGTACGGGTACACGTGGATCTCCCAGCTCTGAGTGCCTATAGAGGATATAATGAATCAATCGGACACGCGATCATTGATCATGTAGATTTAGTTATCGGAGGGCAACTCATACAACGTATCCCCCGCGATTGGTTACAGATATACAGTGAGCATTATATCACACAAACAAAACAAACGGCGTTATCAAAACTGATAGGTAAGTATCCCGAAGAAGACTCTGGTTTTGCGGTTGAATTCGGTGTTAATCCTATAAATGGGTACCTCGGAAATGCGACGACCCCTACAAAGTATATAGTGGATATACCGTTTTATTTCCATAACAACCCAGAATTGGCTATACCTCTATGCGCACTCACGAAACAAGAATGTGAAATTGAAATTAAACTGAGTGAAGTTACAGATTGTATTTACAGCGGTCATCTCGCATTTGACGAGGAATACAATCCAGCGGGAACGACATATACTATCACGGTAGCGGAGGTTAGTGAAGTGAACAAGTATCACATTAACGGGTTTGATAGACCTACGATTCGTATAAAACGAGGAAGTACGTATTTTTTCACGATTTTATCAGGTACAAATACTGCTCACCCTTTCAACATTTCTACGACGAGTGATGGAACACACGGGGGAGGTGCAGTATATGCAGACGCAGGTCTCGTTTTGACGAGCAGTGCGGACGCGGTCCCGTTAATATACTCGTTCACCGTACCGATGGATGCTCCAGACTACTTATATTATTATTGTGGTACCCACTCTGGAATGGGTGGTCAATTCAATATAATCAAACCTACATTAGATAAATCGAGTCTGAAAATTGATGACATATCTGTACACACGGAAATGGTACACTTAGATGAACTCGAACGAATTAAACTTCAATCTAATAAACAAGACTATATCATCACGCAACTTCAACGTAACATGTTCCAAATTCCCGTCGCCGCTACGGACGGACTCGATGAAACGAAGTGTAGACTCAACTTTACAAACCCCGTGAAAGAACTCTATTTCGTGATCATGAAGAAAAGTTCCGCGTCTAGATCGATTCACCCATTCGATTATGACCATCCTAAGCAGGTATACCCTCCCGCAGGCGAACCCGATGTACGATATACAAACTACGAAAACCTCGTAAGTTTAGAAATGACCCTCGATAACGAAGTCATTCTCGATAAAATTACAGGGAATGTCATAAACCTACGCGCCGTGCAGAGTGGCATTCACCACTCAAGAACGCAACTCTTCAGGAGATTTTATTCGTATAGTTTTGCTCTTGAACCTGAACGATGGTATCCGACAGGACAGAGAAATTTCAGTGTGATTAAAGATCAGAATATAAGTATGATTTTGAACAATGATATAGTCAATGACAGGGAACTTAGAGTTTACGCACTTAGTACTAATATATTAAGAATCCAAGATGGAACCGGACGAGTTATCTTCCCCAATGGTCAAATCGGCGATTGAAATTATTACACCAGTATTAGAAAGTGCCATAGTGTTATCCGGACACTACGCCAAGGCATGTGGTCGCGATACCATTCTCGCGAAAGATATGGAATATTGTATGAAATATTGCGCCATGCATACAGTGGGACAGCAAATCGGGACTTATTGCCCCGAATTATATAACAGTGACGATTCAGGGGAGGACGATATCTCTATAGATGATGAAATTGACGAATCCGTGTTTGAACCTTATTCAGGGGATGATGAAAGATTTACGAAAATAAATGACGCATATGACGCATGGGATGGGTGGTCCCCATCCAATCCGTCAGAAGAAATGATAAAAAATGCTATCGATAGTAATGGAAGCATGCTCCGCACCTGAAGGTTGGACAGACTCTAAATATAAACAGCTCGACTCAGACTCGGATTCAGACTCAGATACAGATACAGATTCAGATAAACCTGACACTATCAGGGGATATCAACAAGAGAAATATAAAAAAATATTGTTTGTAGAAGATTTGATACCAGAATAAAAAATATATGTATAATATAAAATGCCTCTCGACGCCGCCGCTGATACACTTATCGCCATCTCCCGCGAACTCGAGACTCAGTCTCTCAACTCGGTTGTGGCTGGTTTCTCCTTCGCCGCCGCCCTGTCCTGGATGGACCTGGTCCGATGGACTATCCATCAGGTTGTCAAGGTTCAAAAGAACGGTGGTATGAACTACACACTGACAGCTCTCTTCACAACGCTTCTTTCCGTCATCGTCTACATGGTGATCTCGCGCATCTCCAAGCGTGTCGTGAAGCCCAAGTCTCCTACGTACGCGATCACTCGCTAATTCGTCTGGGTTTGGTAAGTATAATAAAAAACATACCAGTGATAACTATTAGAAATATATAGATGAAACCATTCCACCTATTCGGATCTTCAAATTCGGGTATACGCATAGGTGGGGGTAGCGAAACGTCCATTTCGTCCTTTTTCACGATAGGCATAACTGATAGTTTATCGCGAGAACATTCAATAGATAGTTTAATGATATGATTAGCGTTCCTGAAATCATACGGTATGAGTTGATTATTACTACTGTAAAAGAACTGAACACGTAACTTTGATATACTAGCTTGTGTCCCTGTATCAAAATTATGCTCAACTACATCATCTTTTCCCGAATAGTTAATCACGTCGCCACACATCAGTATCCTACCAGTATAAAAGGGTGTATCAGAATAAACAGTTTTATTAAATTCTTCAGATCCACTACTGAGCTTTAATATAAGCGCATCTGGTCCTTGTAAATTTATACTTCCTGATGTAATCACCGTACTAATCGACGCAACATTGCTCGGTGGGAAACCTAATATATCATGTGGTGTTGTATACCCGGCCGTAGCATTCGCAAACCCGTTCGTTCCACCATAGAAATCAAATCGAAACTCGTCACTCCCCGCGTCGAATTTGAGTGTATTATCATTGGAATCATATACGACGGTCACAGGTTCACCCACTGCGGTCGTGAGTTTCGTTGCGAGTTCTGTTGCCAACGTGGTACCTTTGTAGTTTCCGTTATCTAGTGTAACAGTAGCCACAGTAGTGTCTGTCGTATTTGTTACAGTGAACGTATTGTTACGATCGTTAATTAACAATTGACTCGCATGAATTCGAGCAGAAGCGAGTGAAATTTTTCTGATATCGTAAATTGGATTTTTAAGTTCTATAACGTAATCACCTGGGTCTGGGTATATCGTAGGATCGCGTTCACTACTATCTATATCTAACGTGTATACGCTCATTAAAATATATGGATAATATTTTAATGGGTGTTGTTACTCAATAATTATTTATTTACATTGTTTGCTGAGCTATCGGGTTGTTCTGAAGCTGTTGCTTCGCGAAGCCTAAACTGTGATCCGTGGAACGAGGGTTTATGTTCCCCTTGTATGCGTTAAATTTATAGTACATGTCATTTTTGTATTGTTGTGTCCATCCTCCACTCATGGGACCCGTGCGTCCATCGACACGAGTCGTATCAGCTCGCATCGATGTAGGTAATCCACCCTGATTGAGAGCACCTGCGCGAACATTCATGCGACCAGCATTACCCATACGGTTCGCTTTACCGCGACGATCATCGGGTCTGAAACCATACTTAGATAATTCTTCGACCGTGTGACTTGTACCAACTGTTCGCGCTTCACCAATCTGAACACCGGGCGACGCGAGATAACCATGCGCGAAAGTCGACACACCAGGTTGCACTTGGTTATTAAATCCATATTGTTCAACGTTACCATCCTTCTTGTTTCGTGTGGGATCTTGTGCGATTTTCATACCGGATACAACTCGTTTAGCACCAGGGAAATTGAGTGTATCATCACGCGCGCCAGTTTGAGAACGATTGGTCAAACGCTTCCCATTTACGTGCTCACCTCGTGTCACGTGCCCGTCAAACCCCTGCGCCCTACCACCAGCAACGGGGCGTCGCTCGGGAAGGAATGCGGTCTTCTCAGGTCGGTTATTTGCTATGTCGCCCATCTTACCGCGACGTCCACCAAACACGTCATGCGCCGGACCACTTCTACCAGGTAGAGATGTGAGGCGATGCGCTCCTACATTTTCAGGGTTCACACGTACAATCTGCTGGAACCCACCCGCAGCTGCAACTTCCGGTCCGACCGCAATACCGGGACCGACATATTGTTTTTCGATGGGAGAAAGGTTATTCATACGACCATTATCGAACATACGCTCACGCATTTCCAAAACACCTTCTCCACTCGTTCTTGTATTGGGTACGATATCCGCAAAATTATTTGTTTCAATTTTAGAATCGGGAAGATTGTCAAGACCAATTGGACGAGGGGCAGCTATATTGGGAACTTCTTCCTGAATATAAATAGAAGGTTGAACCCTTTCTGACACAATCTCATACTTTTCAGCTTTCTGGGTACTCAATTTTTTTCCCATGTACGCTAATCCGGCTATAGCTATTATAGAAATAGGATCTGCCATTCTTATTTCTTATAAATATTTTTATTTAGTGGGATATCTCGTCACAAACATAGCATTTTGTGTATCCGCGCGAGTGCTTTCGGGTTCGTATGCCATCGAAGGTATTGGAAGTTTGCAACTCATATCTTGAAGAGGGAATAAATTTCTTTCGTGTGTTTTTGTGAGTATTTTACCAAATCGACTCGTAGACTGGGGGCGCAACTGGTCACTCGTTTCAATATATTGAGCAGGAGCGCCTTTACCCGCCATGTAAGGCGACGTTCCGTAAAGCATCGTGTTGGGTCTTGAAGATCCGTAATTCAGTGTACTGGGCTGAGGATAAACAAAAACTTCATCAGTCGCACACGTCGAAGGCCTCGCGGGATTTTCAACTAAATTCATACCTGGCTGGAGTTGGTATGCCATTTATTATTACGTGAGAAAATTAAGTTGAATGCCCAGCCGACAAACCTGAACCTCTAGTCATACCACTCCGTTTATCGTCATTAGCATCCAACCCACCAAAAGCTTCCAATTGAACACCACGCGCATCCGGGCTACATAAAGAACCATCTGTCCTACATGTCTGACCATTTTTGTCGCCATATAGCCATTCGGCAAATGCGGTTTGGTCACCGGGAATATTTGTTACAGCTGTTGAAACAAATTGCCGAGAATAAGCATTGCGCTGCTGTTCCGGCATGGGGGACCGAGATTTTTGAGCACCGTATGGAATACGACCCGATAACATTTTATTCACATCATCTCGTACAGTATCATAGTTACAAGCAGACGGTCTATCCGGGCGCCCATCAAAATCAGACATGAGTACATTTGCCATAGGGTTGTCCTCTGTTGGTAACTGACATGCGGTTTCGTATCCTTCACTCACTGACATTGAATGCGCCTCTCCATCCTTTATCATATTAGACATTTCCATAACATAAAGAACACCCAGTGACATCCCGCCTAATATAAATACACGTGTATCACGTCTTATAAGATATAAGATACACGTAGCATAAATAACAAACCGGGCTGTAGCATTTACACGTTCTTCTGATGTATGTAATTTAGTTGGCCAGAATTCGGTGACCTTATCAGCTCTTACAATTTCTTTTGGGTCAATAAACAATGACGCCATTTATATTATATGGTTTTATTTTTTCAACATACCGCCGAGAAGTCCCTGCATAGATTGCATGAGTTTAGCTTCGTCGAAATCAGTCTCCCCATCTTCACCCTGCATCTTATCCGCACACTGCTTGGCAACCTTTTCGATCATACTGAGAGTTTCAGATGGAATGGACGTAATCGTCATACCGAGCATGTAGAGCGTCTGTAGATATTGCCAGATGGCACTACGGGTGCCTTCAGACGCTTTCGGCCAACATGTCTGAAGGTTAATATCTTTTAGGAAATCAATCGTACACGCATTCTCAATAAAAAAGGACTCGTCTCTCGAATTGATTTTTTCAACATGGGGTCCCACATTGGCCATAAAGCCATCGACGATGAGTCGTCCATTGGCACCGCGCATGAGTTCAAACGCGGCCATGTATTTTTTTAACCCCTTTTCTTCTGGAAATGTCGTATGCAATTCCATAAGAAATTGTCCCATCATGTCATTAAATGCAGTGATGGAGGTCATGTTATATATACTATACGAGATTAATCTTTAAGTGAATCAGAATGGGTCGGATGATATAGTTTCGCGCTTACCGAGACCATTCGATATGATAAAATATACTAAAATACCCACGAGTGCTGCGGGTTTTGCGTACGCGCTCGTCGTGAGGGTTCCTTCGTCATTGAGGCGACTTTTTCCATGTATGTACAAAGCAGTTACTCCTGCGGCGATCAACGCCGCGGATGCGGGTTCTCTAAGGTACTCGTCCATATTTAATAACCAAGTTTTTTAGTTCGGGTATCTGCTGCGTCGGAAAATAAGTCTTCGGGTTCCTGTTCCTGTTGGGGTGGGGGTGGGGCCCTGGTACGGATCGTTTTAAATTCATTTTGAAAGGGGGTGGATGGCTCTTCTGCTGGTATTTCAGCCTGAAGAGTATCATCACGAGCATCATCCATAAGTGTATCAGTGTGGGGTATTTCTCCCCCAAGTTGTTCTTGCTCCATCGGCGGTAATCCCTCTTCTCCCATGGACTCCTGTGGTTCACTTTCGTCATATTCACCGATATCATCCGGTTGGAGGTCTGCGTCTTGACCCTCTATGAACTCGTCATCACCTGCTGACATGTACGTTTGTAGAATCTGTTGAACCGGAATTAATTCTTTCACAGTATTTTCAACGCATAAGTTAAACCTGTCATACAATTTATCATTCCGAGTGTGTTCGGATTGTGTGTCACTGAAGATATACGGATCCTTGTAAAGGTCTTTAGCAGCGTTTTTATAGCACGTGTGAATGAACACTTCATTGGTGGGCAATTTAACAGCCATTTTTTTCGAAATCGCACTCAAACGGACGGCTGAGAGAATTTTAACAGAACTCACAAAGACTGCCGCTACCAAATCCTTAAACCACGCACAGCGATCGGCAATATTATCCGTGTGTTGTTTCGCCATGGTTTCACTCCATTCGGGTACATCTTTCAAAAGTTTCTGAAACATGACAAGAACTTTACGACCCTTGGAAATTGTATGTGCTTCTTGATACATGGCATCGAAAGTGTCTATCATCACTGGGCATATAAGAATAGAGAGCTGTTCGAGATATTCGCGTTTGGCTTCGACCAAAATGTTCAAGTTGTCCATTTATGATTATATGAACTTTTTTTATCAGGCGTTTCGCGCATCTCGCCTGTACTGATTCGCTGCCTTTTTTAAATTCATCAGCGTAGGAAACTCATCGCTCGTAGAAGTCGATACCTTGACGTCCTTTTTAATTTTCCACGTTATTTGAAATTCGAAACTACCTACTATTACAACATCAAACCCGGCCATTTCCAATTGTCGCTTAATGTATGATGTTGCCTTTACCCTGTCGTACATAGGATACCCCACAATAAATATAGGTATTTCTACTATCGCGTACTTATTACCGGTTTCAACAGCGCGGCGTATTTTACGCGTAGTTCGTTTGTATAATTCCACGTATGTTTCCTTTTTCATACGGTTTCGATGGTTGACAATATGTGAAATCTCATCAACGTTTATCATTATAATTACTCCGACTATATTTTGATTGATTCTAACTCACTCTTCCTGATATCGTCGTAATGAATATATTCAGATCCTCTAATCGCACTTTCGAAGGGTGTTTTATCCGGAGGTTCATTTATATTCATGGGCTGTGATTGGATTCCAGTAACACGGACATTTCCAGATACGAGTATGACATTAGATGTAATAGAAAAACCAAATGAATATCCACCAATTTTTACACACATGAACATGCACTGATATAACGTGTGGTTCTTCGTTTTGTGTTTATACTGCTTGATAGCCGTAGTTTCGATGATGTAATTATTTATACCCGCCTTGTCGCGTATATACTTATTTGTTACGAGCACCAATTTCTCTACTATATCATTACTCAACTCTATCTTACCAACTTCTCTATATTCACTAATGTTAGGTGCTGGGTCATCGAATAAAACTCTATGAATAGGCTTCGTAGTGTCAGTGTATGTATATTTTTCCCCCCTAGGTTCACATATCAGGTAAACTAGTATTAATAACAATATGATATTATACATTAATATAGATTACAAAAAAAATCGTGCGTTATTGTTCATATTTTTTTGGTATTTTACATTAGATGTCCCTTTTAGTATACAGTCCCCAATGCAAGCATAGTGTTGAGGTTATAAATTTTATAAAAAAACATCAGCAGCTACAGCAGATTGTACAGTATCATAATGTCACTATAGCGGGGATTCCACCCGAGTTCAGGTCTAAAATTACACGCGTTCCTACGATGTTAACAAAAAATGGCAAAATTCTAGTTGGGAAGGAAATACACAATTGGCTGGAATCACTCCTACCTGTACAGGAACTAGAGACGTGTGGATTTGGGGGTATAGGTTCATCCACGCTGGAAGGTGAATCTACACAAGATATGTTCGGTCTCGACGATTATGGTATTTCTCTACAACCGGCAATGACCCCAGAATTAGAAGCTAAAATAAGTCGCAAGGTTGACGATAGTGCATATAGTGACATAAAGGAATAATACGCGATTAATCGAGTATGAAACTTGTCACCGTACAAGCCGCGGCTATCAAGTCTACATTTGAAGTTCTTAAAGATATATTAAACGATGTAAATATATACTTCAAACCTGACGGTGTATATATTGTAACATTAGACACGGCAAGAACGTCTCTCATTGATATGTACCTTCCAGCAGGAAACTTTGAAGAGTATATATGCGAGCATGATGTAGACTGTGGTGTTAACATGACCAACATGTACAAACTACTCAAAACTATTACAGTGAACGATGTTCTTGTGATATCTATAAATTCAAAGGAATTTATGAATATCGAAATTCATAGCGAACAAAAGAAAACATCTACAAAGTTCGCTCTCAAACTACTCGATATCAACGAAAATCAAATAGAAGTTCCCGAGATGCACATGACCATAAACACACCGATGCCATCTGTTGATTTCCAGAGAATTTGTAGAGATATGTCTAATATTGGAGATGAAATCGAAATTTCGAGAGGTGGACATGTATTACGTTTACTGTGCAGGGGTGATTTCGCTGACCAGGAAACGGAAATTCAATGCGTTGATGAATGTTCCCCAATGTCTGGTACATATTCCCTTCGATACATGAATATATTTACAAAAGCTACAAGTATGTGCTCTACCGTACAGATTATGCAGGAAGAGCATAACCGATTTCTGATCTTAAAGTATAACGTGGCAAATTTGGGAGATCTTAACTTTTACTTAGCGACTAAGGTAGTTGAAGATCAGTGAGGTCTCCTTCGCAAGTGTCAACTATTTTTATAGCACCAATACAATTTTTAATTTTAATTTTAGGGAATATACATTTCAATACGTTTCTGTCAAAATAAAACATATGACGGATTTTAATCTTCTCACCGTAAAAATCTGAATATGGTCCCGCATACCTTCTGATTTTTTCGAGTATATCTTTTACCGGTTTACCATCGGACCCCAACAATTGCGCGTTCACGAGTGGGATATGGAACGACATTCTATTCATTTTTTTAGGAGGCCATACATAATCTACATTATATGTCATGTATTTATAAATTTTATTATTGTACCAATATTTTACACGTATAATAATTTCATCGACCGCATCGGGGGGTTTTGGAATTTTTGTATTCATATCCAATGAAGCCATATAATATTCTGTATGCGGTTCAATTTCACTACGTTCATTTTCCCAAAAGGGGTCATCCGTTTCGTATTTTGCGTCGTGATTAACACGATATTCAATCTGTCTACTAACAACTGTGAAATCATGCTTATGAAAAAAGAATTTAACGATGCTATTAAATATGTAGATTGTGTTAATTAAAAACGAACGAAGTATTTTCACCATTGGTATACATGGAAGGTAACTTTTTAAGTAGGTATAATAAGAGAATAAATGATTGGGTTGATAAAATAAACGACAATCCATCAGATAAAAAGATACACGAACGTGAAATGTCTGATTATATTGCTAGATGTATGCCATTCATTCAGCAGTATATCGAAGACGATAAACCAAATAAGGTAAACACCGATAACGTTTTCAAATGTAAAGAGACGACCGGTTTACAAAAGAAAGATATTTACACGAATTATCTTATAGATGTAGAAAAGAAAACATTAGATAGAACAATTGAACGCGCGGGTCGCGACGAGTGTCCTCGATGTCCGGATAGTAACGTTTTTCATTTCCATGATACGAGTGAATTAGTATGTGATTCGTGTGGTTGTATACTCGAGGTTCTCATCAGTGAAGAACTCACGTATAAAGAAGAGCAGGAAACATCTGAAAAGGTTGTCAATTATTCATATAAACGAGATAATCATTTCAATGAATGGTTGTCACAGTTTCAGGCTCAGGAAATGACTACTATACCTAAAGAGGTGATAGAGCAATTACGCAACGAGTTTAAGAAAATGAAGATTAAAACGCTAACCGAAATCACACACCCAAAGGTACGCGGCTTGTTAAAAAAGTTGAAACTTAACAAGTATTACGAGCATGTACCATACATTACGAATATATTGAGTGGATCAACACCACCCAAAATGCCAGTCCAACTCGAAGAACAATTACGAATGATGTTCAAAGATATTCAAAAACCATTCGATGATAATTGTCCAATAGAACGCAAAAACTTTTTGAGTTATTCGTATGTTTTATATAAATTTTGTGAATTATTGAGTGAAGATTCATATCTAAAACATTTTCCATTATTAAAATCAAAAGAGAAACTACATCAACAGGATGTTATATGGAAAAATATATGCAAAGACCTACATTGGGAATTTATACCCACAATCTAAGATGCGAGAACGCGAATGACTTCCGTTTCCGAACCCTGTGACGGTGGAAAGTTGACCAGATACGCCTCATCTAGGTTCAAAAGTTTTAGGTAATTCTGTGCCTGTGAGATCATGACATCAGTTATATTTTTGACAGTTTTAAGCTCAACGACTGTTGTTCTATTTATGATTATATCGGCTCGGAGATTACCTATAGTGTGACCTCGGAATACAATTGGGATTATACGTTCAGATTCATACGCTATACCATTTTCCCTTAGAATAACTTCGATCGCGTTATGATATACACGCTCACTGAAACCAGGTCCCAGTGTATCGTATATTTCTTTTACGTACTCTTGTATCATATACATACACATATACCATCTTCTTTATACACTTAAAGATATATGTCATATATTGAATGTGGCGTAGCCACACCGTTATACATGATGACTAATCAATAGTCAGACTGCACCGTTCTTATAGCTCAGTTGGTTAGAGCGTGGTGCTTATAACGCCAAGGTCACGGGTTCGAGCCCCGTTTGGAACATATTTTAGATACATGTAGTTTGTGTATGTAAAATATGCGAAATTTATAGATGTAAAAAAACTTGTATATCTTCAGATGGAGAATAGTTTATATACTATGAACTTATCAGAAGACAGTGATGGAATGGTTCCAATCGACGCGGGTTCACGCTCCACGGCATTCGTGTCGGAAGACCCCGAAAAAAATGTGAGTGAATATAAAGATAATATGGATTCTACGCCGATTTCCGATGTAATGATGAATACACAAGAGCAGCCGTTCGAATCATCTCTCATGGGCAATGACCCGAGGGCTATTCAGATGGCGCATCAGCAGGTGATGATGGCGCCTCAGCCCGCACAGATGGCTGCCTCAAACGAGAAAGCTCAATCGGAAAAGAAAAACAAGAACCCGTTCGATCTTACGGATGACCAGCTCGAAGCTCTCATCGTCGTTTTGGCAACCGGTGTTGCTGTCAGCAAACCGATTCAAGAAAAACTCGCGAGTTCCGTGCCTAAGTTTTTAAATGCTCAGGGAAACCGGAGTCTTATCGGTCTGGGGTCCACGGGTGCCGTCGCTGCCATTGTTTTCTATATCGCTCGTAAATATTTTTAATACATATCAAGTACACGACCCCTCGTTAAGAGGTGGGTTACTCCTAATCCAAAAATTAACGCGATCATCGTTGCTAGTGTAGGTAACCACGCGTCTTCCGCGCCCGCCCTACCGAGTTTTTCATAACCTTGTTTTAACTTTTGCCATTTAATGCCTTCAGTTAGAGTGACCAACGACAATATAGCAATTACTAGTGTCATCACAACACTAACCCCCGTCAAACTTATGAGTAAACTCGTATTCGCCAAATACCAAATCATGAATGGAATTATAGCAGTCAAAATGGTCATGTTTACCGAATAATGCATCGGAAAACGTGTGATGAAAGTCCCCGCGATGATGATAAACCACATAAAAAGACCACCAGCTATCCTGGACATACCGGGTTGTTTGAGATTGAATTCTGTCATATATATATAACAAATATTATTTATCTACTATCTGTTTACCACAGAAAGGGGTAACTTCGTCTATGTTTTTGTATATACCTATACCGATCGCTTGATTTTTCAAATTCGTGTAATTGTCCCAAAAGTCAGTACTATGTGAATACTCTGTGACGGTACAATGTGTGAGTTCATGAAGGAGTACATGGAAGACTTGATTCACCGTACCATCAATGCAAATACCTATTTCGGCACCTTTATTCGAATTATATCCTATACCGGTTAAAAATGATCCCCTGTGTGCTATTAATGGCACTTCCTTGTGTAACATTCTAAATTTTTCATCATCGTTTGTTATCAAATGTTCCCTGAATATTTTATATTTTTCCTTGACTTCTACTAACGTCGGATCATCCCGGAAATTTAAAAATATCGCAGTACTACTCATTAATAATACAATCAGCGCTATCATTTCTATATACAAATATAAATTTACTGTATAATTCAGATATTTGATTACCCTTGAGGGATTTCCATTTTTTCATATAAAATCCATTATTCTCCATGTGTGTGATGAGTAGATCCTTATGTGCGAGGGGTTCGGATTTAGGGCCATCGGCGTAATACGGTGTATCGGTTAAATGTACAAATAATTTTTCGCCAAAATCACCATTACTCGTATTCTTTAGTTTAAAAAAGTTGCCATGTGAATCCTGTAGAGGTGTTTTAAATATGATCCGTTCTGAATCGGGGATGATACCTATAAACACACCACCAGGTCTCATGCGTTTTTTTATTTCTCTCATAGTGGACATGAAAAGATCTCGCGTTTGAAAAATATAGTGAAGCGCAAAATTATAGCATATGACGTCGTATTTTCTATTCGGACACGCGTGTATATCTCCGTGATAAAAATTGACACGTATTTTCATGGTTTTCGCACGTCCCTGTGCCTCTGCTAATGCCTCTGAATTAGGTTCGCACATGTTAATATTTACACCCACATTACGCCATTTTTGAAGATCACCACCGAACCCGCACCCTACATCTAGGATACTATCCCCCTTTTGACACACACTCTCAATGAGCGCGCGCTTCTCATCGTTATGTAACCGTCTCAAATCTTCCATGATATTAGTAGCTTATAAAACTTTAATTATAATACCAACTTAAGTTACATGGCTTAAAGTTTACGAATGTACGTAGTATACAATGTCTCTAGAGCAAGATTATACCACCGTTCCCGGGCAATTGTTCGCGTGTATGTCTGTCGTTGGCCCAGAAGCACCTCAAAAGAATGACCAATTCGGGGTTAAGATTAGAGGAGCTTTTTCCACGCGCGACGAAGCTGCCAATCATGCTAAGCGTCTCCAAAAAGAAGATCCTACGTTTGATATCTACGTCGTTGACATGTATAAATGGCTTCTCATCCCTCCCGACCCGTCTAAGATTGAAGATGCGCATTACACGAACGCCAAACTCGAAGAACTCATGACCGGATACAGGGAGAACCAGGCAATGGCTGCGCAGATGTTCAATGAGCGTAAAACTGATATGATGGGTATTAAGAATACCGATGGTACGGAAAACTTTCACAAACCCGGTGATGTGAATTCCCAATATTACAATAAGGTCGATGAAGCTCCTCTTAGTCACCCAGGTGAAGTTATCGAGCGCCTGAAGCGCGAAAAACCCGACGCGTCCATGGAAGAGTTGGTAAAGGAAGCTGATTTGATCGTCGCAGCTGAAGTTAAGGAACGACAAAAAGCACGGGACCTCGCCATGAAGGCGATGTCTCCTTCTACGATTGACGAAGAACCTGAAGAGTCGGAAACCAATGCAGAAATTACAGAAAGTGTAGACACTGGCGAAGAAGTGGAATCTAAATCTGTATAGAAAAAACTTTTTTAATATGACATACTCCTTGGTGTCTCGGAAAATAAATAAAATAGTTCACACTATAAAAAAAATAATTCAAAACTGAAATCGGATGAGGGAGCATATATAGAAAAATAAATTATAACACTTTTCATATTATTAAAATATCCACTTTTAATAACATGGACATCGGATACATATCCACATATAAAAAACCTAGTCACAATTTATCAGTCACGAATATAATTGATACATACGACGAAGAAAAGTTAGCGTCTAAAATAATTGTAGAGGGGGGTGTTGAAACCCACACTACGATCACTAGTCGAGGTAAAGATGCGTTATACGATTCTACACACCCTATCATTGAAGTAGGGGGGATGTCACCCGTGGCGAAGGATAACTGGTTGCATAGTTTTTCCCATAAAGAAACCTAATATAAACGCGGCAAAAATAACAATATAAGCAGACTTGTCGAGTGAAGCTAGGAAATCAGACGCCTTACCTGCCGGTGGCATGTGGGACGGGTGTTGTACATATTGTACAGGAGGGGGGTGGTAATAATACTGTTCTTCATGATTATGTTGAGGTATATGATTAATTAAAGGCTCACTATCGTCAGGTTCTTTATTGATAACTTGTGGATTGTATTCAATTGGATTTCCTAATTCAGTTTCCATATATGTATACTAATACACTTCTCTTTTAAGCTTCACATTCATCACCTGACGTATCATCGTCATCCACGACGAAATTTTTCAAGTTCCCATCCTCATCTTCCTCACTATCGTCATCACACTCTTCATCCGTTTCAGATTCACATAAATCTTCATCTGATACGTCGTAATCAGTGTCATGATCGCTCTCACCAAAATCATCTATACATACATGTTCAGTAGGTTTCATACGATCGGGTGCCTTTGAAACCCTCGACGAACGTCGAATAATAGGCTGGTCGGTCATTATAATTTAAAAGTGTGCGTTTCTTTTAAATGTATTTAGGTGTAAAATCAACCCTTTGATTAAATGCCACTTTAATAAGTACTTGTTCAAACTCGTACCCTATACGATGTGATATACCTGCGAGGTTGTTCATTATATCCGCGTCTATGTGTGATAGATCATTGAGATTTTTCAGCGCCTTTTCGAGATACAGTTGTGAAAACTTGACTTGCGTCCTGTATTCTTTCGCTATCTGAATTAACGCCAAAAATGTTTTATACGTTACTTCATCTACACCGGAATATATATGCGTTTCCTTTATAACACGGTTTAGATCATCTAGAGATGTATCGGTCTTTGTTATTTTCGATATGATATATGCGAGTGTACCTAATAGTAGTAAAACTAACATCTACAATAATCCAATTATTTTATCTGATAATTTATGCTCACGTGATTTACATGCACACACCTGCACAATTTTATCCTTGGAAATTTTAAACTGTATATTCATTTTTTTACATATCGAACATTTCAAGTCCGTGTTTACCAATTGGATGTTTTTAGTTTTTTTCGTAACACTTTTCACTCGTATATTTTCATTCTGTACCATGTGTTTGTTGATGAAAACTTGTAATTTTTCGCTACACTCTATAGGTGATTCCTTTTTTTCTTCCGGACACGGGGTACACACATTCTGTGGTATTGAAAACATTGGAGGTGTATACCCCTTAGGATACAATTGGTCGAAAATTTTGGTCGGAAGTGTGTGTTTTCTACCGTAAAAATCTTTACAAAACCCATACCGCCGCCCTTTCATCGTTTCACACGTACAGAAACACTTTTGTATGATCACATGCCCTTCAATGCGAAACCATACGTGATTTGACCCGTGGTCTCTTTGAAGATTTTCACAATATTTAGATGTGGTTGATATGAGGTATGAATTCTTATCGCTGAACATTTTCGTGATGAGCGCACACCCCTGGCCATCCATATTTTTCTGAATAAAAAGTTCAACGTCTCGAGTCACCGCTTCATTTTGAAAAATGTTTTTAGTTTCTTTTAATGTGAACGAACCTTCATCTCGCGTTGATCCTTCAACTATCACAACCTCTGTATTCTCCGTTCGAAGTGTTGCCATGTGCATAATTTCTACACTTGGCTCTCGGTCAAAAACGTGTGAAAGTTTACCATTTTCGTGTGTATAGTTGAGTACAGGTATATATTCTCCTTGATATTCACCCTTTACATATTTATGTGCCCACGGCATACGAAATCCACTCCCTTTCACGTTTCGTTTCCCACCACCGTATACCGCAGTATCGACAATATCACCCCACGGTTTCCCGGGAAACATGAGTGATAACGATGAAACGATATGTGAATGTAACGCCATCGCGGAACTGTGATCGACTACGAATCCCGGCCAATTCATGTGAATTCCGTATTTGATTGTATCGCCGTGTGGTTTTGGTTCTGCGACGGAAACGAGAACATCTTTCCCACCAAAATGGGTCACCCGATCGCATATTGTTTGTACATATTCCTTTAACCGATCGAATGGTATATCTTCATCATCTTTATAATCTAAATCGACGAAAAAGTTATACGTATCCGTCTTTTGTTCAACGACACACACTTTCTCCCCAGACTTGACAGCCTTTACATATTCGCCATAAAATTCATTCAACCTATCAAAAGGAACAGATAGACGGCCACCGTCCATGAGCACATGTGATAGATTGGAGCTATTCGAAAACCCCTGTTTTCGACACCATGATCTAAACATACTTATTTGTATGTCGTGTTATTTTTTTAATACTCTTCTTCGTGCCATATCGAAGTTCTACACGAAACATCCCTGAATTCCTCCTCCTCGGAAGCTAACTCCTTCTTAAGTGTTAGTAATTCGTACACTGTTTTGTTTCGTATTTCTTCTATATATTCATCCGCTCGTCTTTCCATGTAAGATTTACGATCGATCAGTATTTGTTTAATCTGTAAAAGAATGTAATTCTTCGACTTCATTATTTTATACGAAATGTTTTTCTATCGAGAGAAGTCACGCAAGCGTAAAATTCTGGATTTTCAATAACATTATGTTTTATTCGTTCCCATCGTCGCCGGGAATTAAATTCCGGTAACGTATCAAAACTCATAAAATCATTTTCATCGTATGTTCTCTTCATCTGTATTTTTTTTGTATGCATTTTATATTTCTCTTCATTGAATTTTCTAACAAGATCAGCCTGTTCAAATTTAGAATACCCGACAAAGAAAATGAAAACAGTGTATTCAAGATCAACTGTAGCACTCTCCTTTACATTAAAAGTAAAGCTCGTGTACTCGCCTTCTTTTAATGAAACGACTCCTCGCGTTTCCTCCTCGAGCTCCCTGAGAGCTGTTCGTAATGGGGTGAATATTTCTCTTCTACGACACCCACCGGTTACAAATATCCACTCTTTAAATTGTTTATCTCTCACCGTAAGAAAACGGGGTGTATCTCCGGCGAATGTGACGGGAATGGCTATAGCTTTATGTTTCTTCATTGCTCATTAGCTTCTATAATCCCCTGATAAGTTTATTCGGAAGAAATATCCACAGGACTTTGTCCTCGCGTCACACGTTTTTCGGGTGTTTTAGGTTTGGGTTGAGCTCCCGGTGCCGCTTGTGATTTCGCCTGCTGAGACGCTTGTGCCTGTCTATTCAGTTGTACCTGACGTTTCATTTGTTCCTGTTGTTCCATAAATTGCTTTTCTTCTTCTTTAACTTTATCAAGAAACGAGGTAATTTTCGTGATTTCTTCTTTAGAACCCCTAAGTTCCCTGTACATATATACAGAGGCTGCGATACAGACTATGACAGCGAGAACCGTAGCCGTTTCCCTGTCAAAGGCGAACATTTTGTGATTAAAATACTCGTCTTGTTTTTAAGTAGATACAATAGCACCCAATTTAGACGTTTCACCTTGGGGGCACTCATATCCTTTTTGACCAAATTGAACTTCCTGGTAATGACCTTCTTTACAGGGTGCGTTTTCTGTGGGTATGTATTTATTAAGTGTTCCGGATTTAGGATCGTAGGTGATCATAAACACGAATGCTAGGAGAAAAAGAAGTCCCCACATTTACTATTATATGGGATTTAATTGGAGTACATAAGACCACCCATACCATTTTCGATACGGAGGATGTTATAGTTGACAGCGTACAAACTACCGTTGAATGTACCAGCATCAGATACCAAACGGGCACTGTCTACACGTGAAAAATTCAAGGTACCTGTGGGCTGGAGCTTTGACGTATCAAGGCAGAACGGATACAGGAAGTGGGTCGCGATGCTACTGTTCATAGTGCTGAACGGGGTATGGTAATACATGGATGCGGACGTGTAGTGAGGGCTCGCCATCTTCGCATCGCCGACATCTGTACCGTTGATTTGAAGTATCACCTTACCACCAGCAATACCGTAATCGGCACCTGTAGGCAGACCAGTGGCGGGGGTTACACCCACAGCCGCGATGAACTTGACGGGGTGGTTCAAGTTGAGCTCTTGGATCAAATCCCCCGAAGCGACAGCCTCTTGCGTCTGAGTGATGAGCATGTTATGCGGCGCTGATGAAACCGCCGTACGTTCATCGGTATCCAAATAGATGAATTGCGCGTGCACTTCATAATCCTTCGCCGCGACAACGGTATTCCATGAGATTCGGATCTCGACATCATGATACTGGAGCGCCACGAGCGGGAGTGCCGACTGGGCATTTTCGCAAAACGAAAAGCGGAGCGGGTAGAACCCAGATTTGTCAGCCGAGGCGGCCGCGAGAGACTTGGAGTACGTTTGAGAAAGCATGGCGGGTGCGATTTCTTGCGAAAAAACTGACGTTTGTGTGTCAATAATCTGACCACCGATCAACAGTTCAACCTTCTTAATTTGCCCTTCCCAACCAGCTCGTGTTGTAGAGTCATTGGGTGTGCGGTTGGATATGTACACGTGGCCGAGCATATCACCCTTGCGTTCGAAACGCACGGTGGACATACCACCTGTGGCGGGGTTACCCTGGATAACCTGTTTTTCAACAGTCTGGGCAAAGTTTGTGTGACGCTTGTACGTCGATCTGAAAAAAGATACTTCGGGGTTACCCACGATGTGTGCATCCTGAGCACCCACGGCAACGAGTTGGGCGATACCACCGGACATTTATATTATACTATGTTTTTATTTTTAAGCGTTAGAATAAGGGGATTTTTACATTGATCGAATTATTTATATTTATCGCGTTTCTAACTTTTGTACACGTGAGATGAGTGTCAAAACGAGCGCTTCGAGGTTTTTTGTTTTGACCTTTTCGGCTTGGAGCTGTCGATCAACTTCCTGGAGGGCTGCTGTGGCGACTGTGAAGATTGCAGATTTTTGGAGATGGTGGAAATCGTCAACGTGTTGTCCCCATATGAATATTTCACTTGTAAAGTTATATTCTTCTAATTTAGATGTTTTGAAAGTTTCTAAGATTTTTTCAAGATCTTCCTCTATTTCAAGTTGTGTAGAATTTAGTACCGACTTTATCTTCAAAGTCTGTCTCTTATCATCTTGGTCGATGTATATGATACTATCCGTTTGATTCAAATTACTCGTGTCAAAATCTCTGAATGTAATAGTATTCTGTTCATGATCAACAGTAGCATGTCCATATATGTTTGGTAGGTCCCCTTCACTCACATCAATAGCTTCTGGTATCAGCTCTTTTATTTCCTGTGCAATGAATCCATAAACACGATTAGTTCCCTTTTCCATTGTATCCACGTATCCATATGTTTTAGGTTGTATCTTACGAAGCAATTCTAATGCAGAACCGTCATCGACATCTACAATATCTGTTTTAATGCGACGATCACTTGTCACTTGCAGTTCAGAACACCTCATGTGTTGTTCTGCGTATACACTTATGGGTCGGACCCCGTTGTAGCCTCCACTATTTCCACTACTGTTGTAATATCTAGCAGTCATAGTCGTATTTACGGATCCAGAAGCATACATTCGCCCATACACTTGACAGTTGTTTGAATTGTCCATCCGGAGAGACCAAGCACGACCCGTATTTAAAAATCCTATCTCGTTACTCGTTGTACAATGAATAAACCCACGTACATAATCATTTTCAATAGTAAATGCTAGACCACCGTTACCTGAACCAGTTCTTATGTACATATCGGATCTATTCATGGGATAAATGTGCCAACCACTACCATTTGAGGTGCCTTCCCAATAATGTCCGGAATTACCCTTCGTGCGAATCCAATTCTGGCAATACACTTCGGTAGCTGTGAGGTTTCCAGAGAAAACCCCAGACGTAGCCGAGACCGACCCACCAACTGAGAGGTCGCCAGAACTATTCAGCGTCATCTTCGCACTGTTATTGATCCGCCACTCGTGTTTAACACCACCGTGTGATGTACCAGCACCAGGTGTCCCGATGATGGTATTGAGTTCGCTGTCCCACGAACCAACATTATAACAGAGACGACCACCACCCTGAAACCAAAGCTCGTCAGAGTGAGCAGTTGAACTCCTGAAATCGTTATGAACGCCTATCGTCATGCGTAAATCCTCAGCATTCGTACCAGGTGATTGTGCTGACTCGTCTTGAACCAAGATGAAACCCTTATCGCTCCCACTATTGACCTTCGAGTTGAAATTGACGAGGGTGTATTCACCACTCGTCGCAGGTTGAAACTTAGCGACTTCTCCATTTTTTTTGATATCCAAAATACCACTCGAGTTAAGACCATTAGTACCATTAGTACCATTAGTACCATTAGTACCATTAGTACCATTAGTACCATTAGTACCATTAGTACCATTATCACCATTATCACCAGGATCACCTTGAATACCTTGAGCACCCCTCGGAATCGTAAACTTAAAGTTCGCAGCGGATGAAGATCCTAGATTTGTAACGGATGCGTCAGTTTCAGCTGCTCCGGTTACGGTTGTTCCATCGACCGCAACTGTTGCGGCGGGCCCCTGAAAACCCTGAACACCTTGAACACCTTGAACACCTTGAACACCTCTCGGAATCGTAAACTTGAAGTTCGCAGCGGATGAAGATCCTAGATTCGTAACGGATGCGTTCGTCCCAGATGCTCCAGTTACTGTTGTTCCATCGACCGCAACTGTTGCGGCGGGACCCTGAATACCCTGAACACCTTGAACACCTGTATCACCTCTCGGAATCGTAAACCTAAAGTTCGCAGCGGATGAAGATCCTAGATTTGTAACGGATGCGTCAGTTTCGGCTGCTCCGGTTACTGTTGTTCCATCGACCGCAACTGTTGCGGCGGGACCC